GGTGGTTGCGGCTTGGACTACTTCCGCAGCGGGACCGTAGACCATGCCGGAGGTTCCCGCCTGAACTCGACCTGCGGGGAACGACACCACGCCGAGGTCGATGACGTCCCATCCACTGAGGTTGCTCGTGACTCCCGCGACGGAGGGGCCGTAGATGGGGTAGGCGGGGCCGACTGTGCCCTGCACTCTGGAGATCGCGCGGTAGACGGCACCCGGCACGAGTTCTTGGCCCACACGCGCTAGGACGAGCTTATCGCCGAGGTTGTCGGCAACGTCAATAGCGTCCGGAGTGCCGAGTGTGGTCGGGGTGGTGGTGCCGTGGACGGGAGCGGTGTGACTGCCGCCGAATGAGTTGCTATCGGCGACGCCGCTGTAGTCCTGCCACGGCAGGAAGCCCACGCCGGGGTTGGAGCGCAGGGCGAGCGCGAGGAACGATGTCGCCTGCGCGTGCGTGTAGCGGATGCGAGTGAGCGCGGGAACGTCGCCGAGGACAGCGGGAACGGTGCCGGTGAACGGCGTACCGGCCGAGAGCGTGACCGTCTGCTCGACCTCTGGCCCGAGCCAGTATGGCGTGGTGCGAAGCGTCACGGTGACGGGAATGTAGCCGCTGCTGCCGTCATATCGGGTCGAGGGTGCGAGCGTGTCGATCCTGATGTCCGCGTACTTCACGGCGCAGGAGACGGGCGTAGCCTGTCCCGAGGGCTGCCACACGACCTGAGCGCCGGGAGTGAGCTCAGACGTGGCGGCGGACATCTCGGCTCGCGTCAGGGCCTCCGTGGCGCACGAGAAGAAGCCAGAGAAGGTGTGCGTGTTGAGATCGTGCATGTCCACATACGGCCACGCTCGAGGAGACGGATTCGAGTCCCACTCCGCCAGGGCGAAGTCCTTAGCGGGCGCGACGCCGGGGGTGAACCCGGTAAGGGTGAAGTTCGGGTTGCCCGTGCCAAAGGAGTACGCGCCCACATTCAGCAGGTCATCCATGTCAGCCTCCGAAGGCGAGCGAACGGGAACTGCGAGCGGCATCCGACATGCCTTGGGCTACTGCATCGCGGGCGATGGCGTAGAGCGCGCCGAGTTCAGCGCGCCCGTCGACGTAGAGGCTTCCGGTCCATGTGAAGCCGCCACCGCCGGACGCGACCATGCCCGCGTCTCGAGCCGCCGCAGAGATGAGCGCGGGGCCGTTCGCATTGAGCGGGTCGATGACGTACTCGGGGCGGTTCTCGGCGATGTTCGCGACGTGTGGCGTGGAGAAGTAGCCGCCCGCGGCGTGGTTCGCCTCGAAGCGCACCGTACCCGCGCCGTACGTCTTGATGCCTGCGGCGTGGATCGTGTCGATGAGGTTCTGGAGTTTGCTGACGCCGTTGACGGTCACTCCGATGGTGGTGTAGGCGCTCTTCGGGATCTTCAGCAGCTTCGCGATGTACATGCCGATCGATCCTGTGAGTTCGCCGTTCTTGAGCATCTCGGTCGCGGCGGCCTTGGTGAGCTCCCCGCGCTTGACCGCTGCGCGAGCCTCGGCCCTCGTGAGTCCGTCCGCCGTCTGCGCACCGAAGTTACGCGCGTCCGTCAACTTCATCTCGGCGAGCGCGATCACCGCCGGATCGTGCGTCTTGCGCGCGGTGGCGAGCGCCTGCTCGGCGTCGTCTACCGCGATGATGTTCTCGAGCGCCTGCTCATGGTCGTTGCGACCGTTCGACATCGCCAGCGTCTGCGCTTTCCACTCGGCAGTCAGCGCGGCTGCTGCTGCTGCTGCATCTTCGGAAGCGTCCGCCATGTCGCCGGTGGCGTCGGCTGCGTTGTTGGTCGCGCCGGTGAGCCTCGCGGCCTCGAACATCAAGCCAAACATCGGGTCGCGGAGATAGCCCACCGTTTGCGCGGTGCGCTCGCCAGTGTCGTTGAAGCGCGCGGCGGCGTCCCTCGCCATGTCCCATGTGTAGGCCACGCTGCTGATAGGGCTGACGAAAGATTCCCAGTCAGTCGGCGCGGCCTCTCTCCCCTCGCGCACGGCCTTCGCATAGTCGTAAGCGGCGGGGGCGGCCTTGTTGTACGCGACCGTGAGGATGCCCAGGCCGACGACGAGAGGCGCTATAACGAGAGCCGCGCCCCCCACCGCTGCCCCGGCTCCCGCTGCGGTGATCCCCAAAAACTTCAGCGCCGCCACTCCAAGCAGGACTTCCCCACCGAACGTGGCGAGGGGCGCGGCGGCCTGAGCGGCGTTCACGCCAAACTGGGTCATCTCGGGACTGACCTTGTGCAGGTTCGACAGCAACCCGCCGATGGTCTTGGTCTTGAACGTCTCCCACGGCAACGTCGCGAGCCCGACCTGCACGGTCGTGCCCTTGACCGAATCCTCGTTGTCTTTGAGCGCCTTGCTGTAGTCCTTGACCGCCTGAATGTCGGCGTTCGAGAAGATGAGTCCGTTCGCCTCGGCGGCAGCGGCCAAGTCCTCGATGGCCTGCTTGCCCCCAGCCAACACCGGCAGGAGCGCGGAGAACCCGCGACCGAGCGCCTTGGAGCCGACCGCGAGGATGGCCGTCTTGTCGTCGGCGTTCTTGTACGCTTCCGCGAGGTCTGAGATCACCGCCGTGCTGCTGCGGTTCTCACCGCTCACTGTCTTGGTGGCGATGCCGAACTGTGCGAGGTTCTTGCCGCCGCCTGCGATCTCGGCAGAGAGCGACTTGATAACGACCGACGCCGCTCGACCCTCGACTCCGTAGCGGCTAAGGATGGCGGCCCACGTCGAGGACTCCTTGGCGCTGGCACCGGTCAGGCGCTGGATGAGCACGACTTGCGAGCCGTAGTCCTTGGCCGCAGTAGTCGCCCCGTCTAGCGCGCTCTGGATGCCCTTGCCCATAGCGACAGCCGCGGCACCCCCGACAGCCGCGCCAAGCGTGAACTTCCCGACGCTCCCGATGAGGGTCCCGAGCATCCCCTTGGCGCCAGACAGGCCCTTGGACATGGACGCGCCGGCGGCGTTGCCAGCTGCACCCACGGGGCCGACCAGTTGCTGACTCAGCGACGCGCCAAGGCCCTTGGTGCTCGGTACGATTTCCACCCACGCTGTCGCGAGGTTAATGCCTTCTGCTGCCATGTCACGCCTCCCGGCGTCGAGCGGCCCATGCGCGAGCCTGTGCGATGTTTCGGACGTTGCGCGGCTTGGCGCTGTGCTCGGTTTCGACGCCCGGACGCGGTGTCGGCGTCGGGTACGGCGGGTGCCGCGTCTGGTCAGACCGCTGCCAGACAGCGATGCGCAGTTGGTCGAGGATGAGCGCCAGCAGGTGGTCAGCGGTCGGCCACGCGGCGCAGTCGCCACCCGATGCGCGCAGGTAGGCGCTGTCACGGGGCGAGTTCTCGATGATGACGCGCAGCCTGCGGTACGACAGCGCCCCGCCCAGGTCCCGGATGTCGAGACCTAGACGGAGCAGGTCGGCTTCTACAGCCTCCCCGTGCTCGCTTAGGAGTCGGTGGAGGCCTGCGATTCCGGGACTGTCGCGCCTTGCCAGTCGGGGACGATGCGCTGGAAGAACAGGCGCGTGGTGCCACCGGCGGCGACGTATGCCTCGTAGTTCTCGTCGCCGAGCAGCATCTGGAGCGACTCCACGTCGGGAGTCTTGAAGATGACATCCGGCCACAGGATCGGCGGGCCGCAGGTGATCGTCTTGTCGCCCACGACGATCTTGATCGGCTTCGTCTTGGCGAGTTCGGACTCGATGACCTTGGCGAGATCGAACGTCCTCCCCTTGCTCGTCATGGCTAGCTCACCCCGTCATCGCGGTAGCGGTAGTACTTGTTGCCGCTCGCGTCCGGGTAGCACGAGATCGTGACGCCGTATGCGACGGCTTCCTTGGAAGCGATCTTGACCGGATCGCGCTTGACGATCTTTGCGCTCGGGATGCACAGACGGCGCAGCTTGTCGCCGTCCTCGTAGTCGATGATCCACGCCTGCTTCGGCAGCGAGACACCGGCGACGACATCATGGTCGCCGTAGAAGAGGTCGAGCGTCTTGTCGCTCGTCTCGAGCATGATGAAGCTGAACTCCGTGGCGAAGTTGGAGTCCACGTCACGGACGCGATCGCCACCCCATGCGTTGATCGGGGAGCTGTCGTTGCTGGGCGTCTCGGTGACGCCCGTCTCGTCGATGTAGCCGACGTCCACGAACGTGACGGCGAGCGTGGTGCTCGCGGACGTGGGAAGAGCGGTGCCGAGCGGGGCGACGGCTACGATGCCGCTAACTCCCACATCGACGTTGTCGGCGGTCTGCGTCATGAGATACCTCCTGTGATGGGATGTCCGCGCACGTCGAGCGACGCGGTGAAGCGGTAACGGGCTTGCTTGGAGAGCGGGTCGGGCATGAACACGGGGCCGGCGAACTCCTGCACCCGGTAGACGGTGACTCCGCCGGCGGACTGCCCGCGCCACGAGGTGACGATGCCGCGCACGAGGTTCGCCAGCGTTGCGGCGTCGGATGCCTTGGCGGCGTAGCAGTCGAACGTGATCTGCGCGGAGTCGGTGAACAGGTCGCGCCTCGGGCCGCCTGTCCGCTGCACCGTCACGAACTCGGATGGGCGCGTGGTGGGTACCTTGTCGGCGACCACGCACGGGCGGTCGTAGTCGGTCAGGTCGGCGGTGAGCCACTCGATCGCGGCGGCTTCAGAATCGGGAAAGACGATCACTTCAGGCATGGCCGTCATCTCCCTGCGTCGATCGCTTTGGTGAGCGCCATGTCGTTGGCTTCGGCGAGCATCGCGTCGGCGTCGCCTGTGATGACCGCTACACGAGCCCTGCCCGAGCGGGACATGTTCGTTGTGACGGGACTGACCACGAACCCATCTCCGGCTGCGGCTGCGATGCGTTCGGCTCTGGCCTTGATGTCGGCCTGGACTTCGGGCGAGTTACGAAGAGCGACGAAGCCGGGGATGTTTAGCTTGAGGACTAGCGCCATGGCTACCCCTCCATCCGCGAGAACACGGCTTCGGAGTGGGCGAGAAGCCCAGAGATGGGGGGCCACGGCTCGACGCCCACGACCTCGTAGGTGATGCCGCCGATGACGGCGCGGCACATGTCCGTCAGAGCCGTGTCAGCGGGGCCGTAGCCGCGCTTCATCGTGAGCACGCCCTGTCGCCCCATGTCGTTGGCTTCGGACGCTGATAGCGGCTGTACGCTGGTCCACGACTCGACTGCCGTGGTGGCGTTGTCCCAGTCGGGGACATCTGCGCCGCGGTCGTCTATCCATGCAGGGGTCACAACGGTGACGGCCACGGGATCGAGTGGCATCACTCCACCTCGTAGATCGGTTCGAGCGCGATGTCGTATCCGCACGAGCACGCACCGCCCCAGTACAGCGAGCAGATGGGCGAATGCGACCCGAGACTTGGGGCGGTGTCCACGGCGAATGCCTTGCCGGAGTCCTCGGGGCCGCCGATGCTGCGCAGATACTCGATCTCGGACGGCCAGAACATCGACCGCCTCGGAGCGATTGACTGCGACATCTGGCCGACAGCCGTCTGCGTGATGGCGCCGGAACCCGACTCGTGCCAGCGCAGGATCGCGCCGCGCAACACCGCTCGTACTGATGGTATGTACGGAGAACCGACCTCGAACGTGGCGAGTAGAGGGGCCGCGAGCACGGCCATTGCCTCCGCGTCGGTGATCATGGCCTCCGCCTTCACCGACTCGATGTCGGCGAACGGAGCCAAGTCCTCGGGAGTGATGAACGTGCCCACGGCCCCTCCTTTCGTTGATTCTTAGACCTCGACTAGAGCCTTTAGGATACGGCCTCGTCGTCGATGACCTTAGAGAAGGCGTCGAGCGAGAGGATGCCGATGCCGTAGACGACCTCGGCACGGAGCGCGATCTGGTTGGACCGCTTCAGGTCGCCCTGACCGTCCGGGTCGCCGAACTTGATGACCTCGATGGGGATGTCACGCTGGACGCCCCAACGGAACGCCGACCAGTCGCCGACGATGGCCTTGACGTTGGGGTTGTCTGCGGCGTACGCGCCGCCAACGACGGTCGCCTCGGGGGCAGACACCGTGGACGACATGGCCGACGCGAGTCCACCGATGGCGGACAGGTTCAGGCCGAACCCGGCCTCCGGGTGCATCAGGCGGTCCAGGGAGTCGCGCTGCGTGGCGTATGCGTAGGAGAACGCGGGCGCCAGCGCGATGCCGTTCGGGACCAGATCGCCGGCGAGGATGAGAGCGACGGCGGCCTCGATGTCCATGTCGGGCAGGGAGGTGCTGGTGACTTCCACGGAGTTCGTGGTGTCCACGAGCTTGGTCGGGCTGCCCGAAAGCAGCACGCCGGTGAGCGGGTTGATACCGTGGATGGCGATCAGGTCCAGGGCGCGGGAGAGCGCCGTGGACGCGAGGCCCTGCATGGTGGTGAGGACGCCGAGCTGGTAGTCCTCATCGGCCCACAGCACTTCCTCGTTGAAACGCTGCGTGACCTGCACCTTGCGCGGGACGGCGTTGACCGGCGCGAATGCGGGGTTGCTGTAACTCTTCTGCGCGCCTTCGCCGACGACCTCGCCCTTGGGGGCTGCGGTGAGCGTCATGTACTGCTGAACGCCGAACTGCTGCGGCTCAGAGCCGCAGAGCTTCGCGATGGCACTGGTGGTCTGGACGGTCTTCCAAACACCGGCC